CGTCAAAATAGCTACTCGTACCATCACAGCTTATCTTTGTGTAATTAGTATCGAACTGTACAATTATGTCTTCGCTCTTTGCGTCCTGTATAGACCAATAAGAAGATTGTGGTAAAGCTTTATTCGTAGTGTATATGGAAGCTGTAGTAAAAGTTCTTACAGGATATTTGTCCCTTGCGTTTACTCTAAATCTGTATTTTTCTGTATCGTATTTGAATATTCCTAGATTGTTGTCTATAGAAATTACAAATTGATTGTTGTTAATTACGCTTAAGCTTGCGGTATTGTACTGACTATCGTCCCATCTCATCTCTAAAGTCGGAGGGTATATAGTATGTGTATCTATAGAAAAGAAATTGAGCGCGTTAAAACTACCAGAAGAAATTTCTACGTCTATAGGCCATTTAACAATGAATCCGTTATTAGCAGATCCAGTGAACCATGCTTGAACTATGGAAGTAACATTTGCATTTATATCTTTACTGCTCTTGTATGTAAAAGATTGGGTGACTAATGATCCAGTCCAATTTCCTCCACCCGGAGTTCTGAAATAATAAGCGTCTTCCCAATTATTGGAAGCGCTTGTAAATTGATTTGGATCGTACCAACAAGCTCCATTGATTGTAACCGGATAGTCTCCAAATTTACCAGTGCCCATTTGCCAAGAAGAGTAAACCTGACCTATTTCTATACTATATGTAGTGTGTAAATTTTCGGCATTAGCTAAATACAATTTTAAACCAGCTTGCCAAGATCCGGTGGAGAAAGATTTAATTTTGTTTATATCTTCGTTATCGAATTGAATCAAAGCTCTTCTAATATCATCAGTTAAAGATGGAGCTTGAGGATCCGCTTCTACCAAATAAGAAACGCTATCTGCATCATTTTTTACGGACACTTCAAGTATCTCGTCCAATCCTGTATTCTGATTTGGAAATCTAGAATATAGTGTTGCGTCAGCCGTGGGAAATATTTTATATACTGCCATATTTGTCTAATTTAAAAAGATACTACACGACCTTGAATGTCAGAAGTTGGGTATTTTACTTCGAATATTGATGGATCTAAAGAAGGATAAATTACGTTGTTTAATGTAGCCGCAGATATATCGTAAGAGTACTTAGAATATCCATCGACTTCTCCTGATTTGTTAACTATTTCTACTTTTTTTACTGTTTGTATACCTTCTACTTGATCTAATAAAGAGTATACATCCCCTAAAATTATAGGTTGATTTATTTGCCAATTGCCTATATTAAAATAATCTTGTAAAGCTATTAAAGATCTAGCTATTACGTCTTGTCCATTATAGTTAGGTCTACAAATAACATCAAAATTACAACCAATATTTACGATATATGCAGGTTTTATGTTTACAGAATCAGTCATCATTCTATATTCAAATATATAACTCTGAATATTTTTCATTAAAGAAGGCGAAGGCACTTCTAAAGTACCATTACTATTTAAACCTAGTACATACAAGCTTATAGAAAGAGGATCTTTATCTGTACTATTTTTTTCTAAATAATTTTTAAATGTAGCGTCATCTTTTGTAACATAAGCTTTTGCAACTTTTCCAAATCTAGATGGCATACAAAGAGTTCTAGCTAAATAGTCCTCTTGAGTTACTGCTCTCAATTGACTTGAGAATTGTAATTGCGTATTTAATCTTAAGTCGTCTATTGAATCTCCGTCTCCTCCGCCTGAAGCAGGCTCTGTGTTATTAGATACTAAGGTGTTTGAAAAAGTAGTATTAGCGCCGCTTATAGTTTTTGAAACAACTGAAGTTAATTCGCCTTGTAATACATTGCTGGTTGCTCCTCCTCCAACTAAATAGGTAAAAGTAATACTAACATTTTTTGGAGCTAGTCCATAAGTTTGTGTAGTAACAAAGTTAGTCGGATCGAAAGAGCTTGATAAAAAGCTTAATCCTCCATTTGCATTACCTACACTAACGGAATTAGGATTAGGTATTACAGCGGTATCTGCTGCTGAATTAACACCAGCACCAAACTCAATTTCTAAAGTTTCGTTACTTTTAAATCTAGAAACAAATCTTCTATTGGTTTGTATTTTTTGAATCATATAAGGAACCTGATTCGCATCTTGTATAGCGGTGTTAGCTACCGGATTTAAAATATAATCTTGAGCCAAATAAGGCACTTCGTACCAAGTATTTCCATTAGAATCTACTGCATTAATAATATTAATTAAATTAGAATCTTGTAACGTTATTGTTTGAAATCTTTCCGCATTACCAAAAGTAAAAGTTTGCGTTTTGATTTGACCCGATATAGCTTGAGTATTTTTCTTCAACAAAAAGCTATTAGGATTATTCATGCCGCTTACTGTATATACGCTAACCTCAGTAGGATCTAAAGAAGAAGAAACCCTAAAATCTACCTTTTGAGGACAATAAAAGTAAATAGAACTATCCACATTAGATTTTACTTGCATTCCTTGTTCTACACAAAAAGCATAAGAAAAATCGGGTAAGTATTGACTAGCAGATAGTATAGAAGGAACTTGCTGATATACTTCTAAGTTCACGATAGCGGCGCTTGTTACTTTAGGACGATAGCCTAACATATAAGCTAAAGTATATAAGTTATTTTTTTGTTTAGCGTACTGTAAAAAAGTTTCTTGTAATTGATTGTCCAAATAGAAAGATAGAACGTCTCCAACGTAAGCCGCCATTTCAATGAACATACTACCCGGACTGGCTTGATTGAAATCAGTGTACGTAGTAGGATAATAAGACTTTGCATAATCTATCAAATCTGATTTGAAAGAGGTAAAGTTTTTATTTAAGTATTTAATATCTATATTACTATTGGGCATATTTAAGCGTTTTGTATTTCTAAAACTACTGAATCTGATTCTCTAGAAGTTTTTAATGTGTAACTGAAATTTATAGTTATCGACCCTATTTGAGGATCTCCATAAACATTTAGATTAGATATCAAAACATTTGGAAAGTTGTTCTCTATTTGAGATTTTATAGATTCTTTTACGTCGTCTAAATTAGATTGTGTTATTTGCTCAAATAATCTAGATCTCAATCCTGCTCCAAAACCTGGATTAAATGGTCTTTCTCTTTTATCGGTCAAAAGAAAATTTATTAGATTATATCTAGTTTGTTCTTTAGTACTGTACACACTAGTAAATGCTATGTCAGCAGAAAAAGGTATTTTGACTCCTATTCCTGTAGAAGGTCTTAAATCAAGGGGTGATATTTTTTTTAATCCGTATGCCATTAGATAGCGCCTTTAGCTTTTAATTTACTCATCAAATCGGTAAAGTCAGGCACTTCGTTTATTTGTACCATACTTGGGTCAGAACTTGGTCTTGCTGTTGCTAACATACCATTAACGTCTCCTACAGCCACTTGTTTTGGTTGAAAGAAACTAGTTGGATCTATTCCAATAGAATCAGGTCCTATGTTTTCGGTGCTAAAAGACATATCGTCCATATCACCCATTGTCATAGCTGTTTCGTTTAATATATTTGCCAAAGGATTGCCAGTGAAGTTAGGCTTAGGACGCACTGGTTGTGTGTTTAGTGTGCCTGGGAATGTTGGTTTGGCCTTCTTAGATTCTTTTATAACCTCTTTAGGAGAGCTTGAGGATTGATTCTCCTTCAAAATGGAAGGCATTTCTTGGCGGATCGCTTTTGCAACCTCTTCCCTTATCAATCTTCTAAGTAAGTCTACTTGATTTGTTTTTGCCATATCTTATAAATATTAATTTTTAAGAGTTTATTTTTACGTTAGGATTGTCTTTGGAGTTCAATTATCTTTCTTTCAGCAGATTTGATTTTTTCTGACCTGTCTTTTATAACTACTGCAGCAGCTATGGGGCCTAATAAAGCGGCCGAAGCTATTTCCTTTTTCCAACCTACTATTTCATTTTTTAAGTTATCTATATCTAATTTATTCGCTTGAGAATTCTGTTCAGAGACTATTTTTTTTGTATAAGTGCTGTTAGGATCCGTAGTTTTTAAGTCAGTAGCAAGAGATCTGGCGTGGTCAGCCATGCTCTTTCTTATACGCTTTTTAAGTTTCTTACCGCCAGGAAGATTATTAACAAAGGCATTCAACCCTAGTCCAACTTCTTCATTTTCGTTGTCGGAAGGATCTATAGTGGTATCTGCAATACTAGTTAAGTCTATATCATCTATAGTTATAGTCTCGTCTCCCAAATAATTTATAGATTCTAAAACTATGGCCATATCAGAGGAACTCATACCTGATAAGGACTTGTTTACAAAGCCTCCGGCGCTTAATAGCAACTTAACTTCGTTTACTATAATGCTATCGTCTGAGGCAAATGTTGCTGTTGATTGCACGGTCTTTATTTTATTAGAGTCCAAAGCAATACCGTACCTTCTTTTAATACTTAGGGCAGTGTCAGTAGTCTCTTCAGTTATTATCTGTATTGTATAGTTACCGTACGTTCTATCTTTAACTTCATTGGCGTTATTAAATTTGTCTATAAAACTTTGTAAAAAGTCTCTAGAGTTTATTAACTCTTCTGTAGTATTATTGAAGTCATTTTTTAAATCTCCTGGACAGTCATTACAGCTATTTAAGTTTCTTGTTATTAATTGTAACTTAGGAATTAATAAGTTTATATTATTTACCATATAAATGCAAAGACTTCTTATTATTCCCAATAATTCGTTTATTTGCAATAGTCTTCTCAAAAAGTATACAAGACCTTTATTAACAACAACGTCTTGTAAAGTTGCAGATATTGTATTTTGACCTCCAACAGTATTTACTACTTGTGGTATTGGAATTCCAAAGAAAAAAAGTCTAAGTTTATAAAATATCTTTAATAGCAATAGAGATACTTTTATAACAGTTTGTAGAAGACCAATAATATTAGCAATAGTAGAAACTGTTTTAACTATTATTTTTATTGTACCTATTAAAGATTTTAAAAAACCTACAATTCTAGAAGGATTTATTAATTGATCTAATTGTCTTATCGCTTCGCTTATAGAACCTTTCGTAAATGTATCTAATTGCTGTAAGACTGTTTTAGGATCGTTTATAGCTTGTACAGTAATACAAGTTTGTCTTACTTTATTTATTGTATTTATCGCATTTTGAAATTCAGCATTATTAATTTGTCTTAAATCTAATTTCCTATTCAAAGAACCTATTGCATTTCTTATAAAATTATTTAAAATAGTTGCTTGAGGAAATGCTTCGACAAATGCTGGATTTTCTAAAGAGGCGTCTTCATTAGGATTAGTCAAATCTTCTAATAAAGAAGTTATTTGTGCTATTAAATTATTTAATTCTCTTTTTGTATCCTCGTTAAAAGGTATAAAATCAATGGCTGTTTGAGATCCTGCATACGTGGCCATAAAATTATCGATATATTTTTGTATATCGTAAGCATATTTTTGTATCTGCCACTTGCTTTTACCTAATGGAGATTTATCGTCTGGTTGTTTATTAGGATCAAATTTTTGTAAGTTATCAGGTATTTGATTTGCAGCGAAACTAAATATTGCACAAAAATCTATTGTTGCTATTATATTTAGCAATTTTAATAGTCCTAAATCTAAAGGATTTTGAAATATTTTTTTTGCTCCCTTTTTTTTATCTGCTACAGCGCCTTGATTTGTTTTTCCGTAAAATATTCTAGATACCTTTTTTTTTATTGCTATAGTAGCCGTAGATATGGTAGATTGTATTCTTTCTAAACCCTCTCCAAGACTTCCAACTTTTGAAGAAAGAATTGCTGGTGTTTGGGATCTTATGAGCTGCTCGTTTAAATCTACGTTTATATTTTCGTTTCCCATGATTATCTAGTAAAAGTGTTTTGAGAAAGAGTCGAGTCTAAAGAATTCAATAAATCGGTAGCCGCCACGTCCAATTCATTTCCTTGATGCATTATAATAGTCATTGAAGCTGCTATAGCGTCTTTACTTTCCGCAACTCTTGAGAGCTCTTGTCCTATGGCTTGTAAAGATATGCAAAATGCCTTTAGCTGACTAACCAATGTTCTACCGAGAATGACGTTTTCGCCTAGCGCTTCTGCTTCATGACCCAATTGTATATTATCGCAGTCTATTTTAATAGATTCGTTAGCATCTAAATTTATAGTTTCAGCTGAACATAAAGATATGGCTCTTTTACCAGCTAAAATTATAGTATCTTTTTTAGCGTGCAACATTACCCTATCTGAGGATATTATAGCTTGAGATCCGGTGTATGGAAATATTAATTTATCTAACATTGCTAACCTATTGAATTTTTATCTTGAGTTTCTGCGTCAACTATTTCGTTAGATATTATTGGTTGTTGAGACATCCTAACGTTATTTGTTTTTTCTTGAAACTGAGCGTTTAATCCTCCAAAAGATCTAAAACTAAAATTGTTTAAGTCCGTAATATCTATTTGTTGATCGTAAGTTAAATATATGGAAGACTTATCTTTGTTTATATTTTCTACAGTAGGACTAAATGGATCCTTCGTATTATCAGGTTGACCTTGACCATTTACTATCATAGTAATAGGACTTCCTTGAGCTCCTGAATTTGACCAATAGTTTGATTTTTTTACTTTAGGTGTGGTATTTCCAAATCTTACTGATTGTCCAAATCTTGATTCTATTATTATGTCTCCTTCGAAAGGCTTTAATTTTCTAACCTTATTCTCTTTAAAATATTCTCCTAAAAATAATTGCATCTGTTGATTATCAGTTTGCACATAATTAGGTCTGTTACCTATGTCTTGTAATTGCTTACTCCATTCGGCAATGTTAGGCATCGCGCTATGATTAGGACTAAATTTCCAAAGATTAAACGGAGGTAAATAAAATAGAGACTTATTTTCAAAAGAATCATTTAATGCCTCAGTTGGTCCGGGAAATATTATGACTATCTCATTAACTAATGGATATTGATTTAGAAAACTAAAAAATGGGTATGCTGGCGTATTGGCTTGATCGCTACTAATGGAACTTAGGCTTGAGTATACTATTTCAAAATTTATCTTGCCAAGATCTCCATAATTTTTAAAATTAGGGTTTGGTAGTTTAGTTCCCTCAATGTAATCGGACATTACAATGCTTTTGACTCTTCCTATTATATAAAAGAATCCTTGAGAACCTTCTCCAGTTTCTTGGGCGTTATTAAAAAAATCGAATGCCATTATGCTTTGGGTAATTGTTTAACTCCGTTTCCTATAGAAGTTACTTCGCTCATTAATTGCTCTATATCTTTCTCGCTTAAAAGACCTCCGTCTTCAACAGACTTGTCTTTGGCGTCTGCAGACTTTTGGAAAGCAGCAAGTATTTTCATTAAAACTTCGTCATTTTTAAGACTAGAATCTAATAAGCCCTTGATCATGGGTACCAAAACAATAGCATCTCCAGGGCCCTCAATCATATCTGCCAAACGTAATATTTCTGATTTTATTGTTGAGTCCTGAGACTTGTGCTTATTGTATACCTCTTCCACCAAATGCGCCAAAGTCTTGCCAGGGAAGATTTCTTTTTCAAGTTCCATAAGATTTTTATAAATAAATATTACTGGTCAACATTTTCAATA